CCGCGCGCACCCGCAAGTGCGCGGTCAAGGGCTGCGCCAACCGCTTCCAGCCGCGCAGCATGATGCACAAAGCCTGCAGCCCGGAATGCGCGATCGTCCACACGACCAAGGAGCGCGCCCGCCTGGATGCCAAGCAGACCCGCGAGCGCAAGCAGAAGGTCAAGACCCGCAGCGAGCACATCGCCGACGTGCAGGTGGCGTTCAACGCCCTGGTGCGCTACCGGGACCGGGACCAGCACTGCATCAGCTGCCCGACGCACCTGCCGACACTGGCCGACCAGCCCGGCGGCGGCTTCGACTGCGGCCACTACCGCAGCCGCGGCAGCGCGCCGCACCTGCGCTTCGACCTGCGCAACGCCCACGGCCAGTGCAAGAAGTGCAACCGCTACCGCGCCGGCAACGCAGCCGACTACCGCATCGGCCTGATCGCGCGCATCGGCCTGGCCGCCGTCGAGGCCCTGGAGTGCGACCAGGCCGGCGGCGCCTGGACGATCCCCGAACTGCTGGCGATGAAGGCGGACTTCCGCGCCCAGCTCAAGGCGATGCGTGGCCCGAACTGGAAGCCGCCAACGCCTCAAGAGGTGCCGTGGGATGAACTGACAGACGCACTCGAACCCGAATGCCCCTCACGATACGAATAGGAGACAGCATGAAGACAGCAATCTATATCGAGGACGGCGTGGTGCAGTTGGTCCTGACACCTGAGTCGGACTTCGAGAAAAACGCGCTTAAGTCATTCCAGAAGGAGCCATTGAAGGCGCAGATGTTCAGCGGCTCGTTCTACGACTGCCGGGGCGGCTGGACGCGGCAGTCGAAAATCTACCCGGCCTATGGCCACGAAGAAATCAAGGACGACGTCAGCCTGATTCTGCGCATGGAAGCCAAGGAGGCACCATGACGAAACACACCGCCCCCGAAGTGGCCGCCGCCCTGCGCGCCAACTTGCTCGACGCCCTGAAGGACAAGCCGCGCTCTACTCTCACCCTGGCCGTGCAGCTGGGCGTCGAACGCCAGATCGCATACCGCGCGCTGGTGGGTCTGGAGCAGGCAGGCCAGGTCAAGAGCTTCCAGGACCGGCGCAGGACCGCCGACGCTCCCTCGCTGGTGTGGATGCTACCCGATGCGAAGCCTGAAGCCGAGGCTGCACCGCGCCGCGATCCGCTGGTGGCGGCCCTGTTCGGGGAGGCACCTTGACCGACCACGAACGCCGCGACATCGGCCTGCGCCTGGAGAACTGGAGCCGCTGGGCCACGGCCGGAACCCGCACCATCGGCGTCAGCCCCACCGGCGCCTACTGCGACCGCCTGCGCCGGGAAGCCCTGGGCGACGAGCCGAAGCAAGGCGAGCGGCGCCAGGTGGACGAGGCCGACGCCCTGCTCATCGAACGCGCCATGCCCAAGCTCGACACCCGCGTGCGCATGCTGCTCTACTGGTGCTACATCAAGCAGGCCCAGCCCGAGGTCGTGTGCCGCAAGATGAGCATCGCGCACCGGCCGGCGACCGTGTTTGTGGAGCAGTTCAGGCAGGCGCAGGCGGCGGTACAATGCTTGCTCGACAATGAAAGGAAGCAGGCATGAGCACGAGCGAAGACGACCGCAGGCTGTTGGAGCTGGCGGCTAAGGCGGCCGGGATCGAAAGCCAGGGATGGGGGAGCGACTACTACGCTGACGGCCCGTTTGGCGACCGTTTCGTGGAAGGCCTGCACACGAACGAAGGTGTCTGGAACCCGCTGGCCGACGACGGCGACGCGCTGCGGCTGGCGGTGAGGCTGGGAATGTCCGTTGAGGTCGCACCACGCGTGGCTGTAGCATGGGTGCGGCCAACGCCCGGTAAATCGCTGATCGACTGTACTGAAGAGCTTGGAGCCGACCCGGAGGCAGCCACCCGGCGCGCAATCGTTCGTGCCGCCGCCGAGATCGGAAAGACAACATGAAGACCTTCACCCACTTGCCCGGCTTGCACACTACTACGATGACCGTCGCCGAGCTGAGGGCGAAGCTGGCCGAGTACCCGGACGACATGCCGGTGCTGTTCGAATGGGAGGGACAACGGCTCCCGGCCGAGTTCTTCAGCGTCGAAGTCTACCCGGCCCGGGATCACCCGGACGCTTGCGATTGTCTCGTAATCGACGTCAACCAGCGTTCCTGAATGAAATCTCTTGACGGCAGGCAAACTCAGCAGTAAATTCCAAGCTACAACTTAATTCCGTCCAGAAATTCGACGCGCACGGTTCCCTGATGGGAGCCTGCGGCGTCTCTGGCGCACGAAGCCCGCCCCGAAAGGTCGCGGGCTTTTTGCATTTCGGATCACCGGAAGCCGCCCCGGCAAAGAGCGCGGCACTACAAGGAATCACATGGACGACCAAGCAATCGAGCAGGAGATCATCGCCAAGCGCAAGACTGCACCGCGCGTCACGCCGACCGACATCGAGGCGAACATCAACAGCGAATGGTATTTCACGGCAGCAGACGGCGTTGTCGGCGCCGGCGCGGAAGCGATCAACGCAATGTTGAACCAGTACCCGATCGACAAGAGCATGCACCTGCTCACTTTCTGCGTGCTGGTTCTGCAAAACGGCTTCACCGTCACGGGCGAAAGCGCCTGCGCCTCGCCTGAAAACTTCGACGCCGAGATCGGTCGCAAGATCGCGCGCCAGAATGCCGTGCAGAAGATCTGGCCGCTGATGGGCTACGAGCTGAAGCAGCGCCTGCACGACGAAGCGTAATCGGCCAATGCGGAGCAGCGCGCGATCTGCTGCCGCCTCACCGGCGTAACCGGTGGCCACACGAAAGCCAGGCCGCGCGCCGAGGCTTCCGTGTGGTGAACGCACGACCAACCAACCCCGCCCGAGTGGCGCACATGCGTTGCGTCTCACCACTCCTGTCTCCTGGGTCTGCCTGGACCGCAGACCCCTTCGCCCGGCCACGTGCCGGGCTTTTTTATTTCCGAGCCACCATGACCCTCACTGCAAAGCAGCAGCGCTTTGTCGCTGAGTATCTGATTGACTTAAATGCAACCAAGGCTGCGATTCGAGCCGGCTACAGCGAAAAGACCGCCGGATCAGTAGGCGGCGAGAACCTGAAAAAACCTGAAATTGCCGCGGCGATTCAGGCATCCATGAACCAGCGCACGGAGCGGACTCAAGTTGACGCCGATTACGTTCTCCGCACCATCGTCGACACGATCGAGCGATGCAAGCAAGCCGAACCAGTGCGTGACCGTGACGGCGAAGCGACAGGCGAATACAAGTTCGACGCTGGCGCCGTGCTTAAGGGCGCGGAGCTGCTCGGCAAGCACCTGAAGCTGTTCACCGATAAAACTGAGCTGACCGGCGCCGGTGGCGCGCCGCTGACCATCAATGTCTGCTTCGACTGACCTGACCGCGCGATTCCCGCGCAAGCTGGCGTTTCTGTTCAAGCCGGCACGCTATAAGGTGGCGCGCGGTGGCCGTGGCTCTGGCAAGTCCTGGAGCTTCGCCCGGGCGATCCTGCTGCGGTGCGTCCAGCAAGAGACCCGCGTGCTGTGCACCCGCGAAGTCCAGAAGTCGATCCAGCAATCGGTGCACCAGTTGCTGTGCGACCAGATCGCGGCGATGGGGCTTTCGCACCTGTTCCGCATCCTGCAAACGGAGATTCAGGGGCCGCACGGCTCCGCGATCCACTTCTCCGGCCTGTCGGACGTTACGGCGACCACACTCAAGTCGTTCGAAGGCGTGGATATTTGCTGGTGCGAGGAAGCGCAGACGATCTCCGAGAAGAGCTGGAAGACGCTGACGCCGACGATCCGCAAGGCCGGGTCGGAAATATGGGTGACGTACAACCCCGAGCTGGAAAGCGACGCGACGCACGAACGCTTCGTGCTCAACCCGCCGCCTGACTGCGTGTCGGTGCTCATGAATTACAACGACAACCCCTGGTTCCCTGCTGTACTCGAGCAGGAGCGACAGCACGCCGAGGCAACCATGCGCAGCGAGGATTACAAGCACGTGTGGGAGGGCCAGTGCAAGCCAGCTGTCGAGGGCGCGATCTACTTCGAAGCCATGGCAGCCACGGTCAGCGCCGGCCGCATTCGCGAGGTGCCGCACGACGCATCGCTGAAGACGCACGTGATCTTCGACTTGGGCATGGCCGACAGCATGACGCTGATCCTGGTGCAGAAAGTCGCCTCGGAAGTCCGGGTGATCCACTACATCGAGGGCACGCAGCGCATCCTGGCCGACTACAGCGCCGAGCTGCGCGCGCTGCGCCTGGACGACCAGCCCATGAGCTGGGGGCACATATACCTGCCGCACGATGGCTTCCACAAACGCCACCAGACCGGCAAGGACGACGCTGCGGTGCTGACCGGCCTCGGCTGGAGCGTGATGCAGGTGCCGAACGTGGCAGTAAACAGCGGCATAGACCGGGCCCGCGAGGTGTTCCCACGTGTGTACTTTCACAAGGAGCGCGCAGCGCGCCTGGTCGAGTGCCTGAAGCGCTACCGCTGGAACATCAACAGCAAAACTGGACAGGGCGTGACGCCGCTGCACGACGAGTTCTCGCACGGCGCCGACGCGTTCCGCTACCTCGCACTGGTGGCCGACGAGCTGCGTAACGAGGAATGGGGCGGCAGCCTCAACTATCAATCACTGGGAATCGTATGAAAGACCCGATCAACAACTTCAGCGCAAGGCAAGCCGAGAACGGCTGGATCGTTACCGTCAACGCCCCGATGGGCTGTGTCGGCCGCGAGTTTGTGTTCCCTTCGCTGGCGGACCTGGGCGAATGGCTGAAGGTACAGGTCGAGATCGCTCCAGCAGGGAGCCGCAATGGGTAAGATGACCGACGACGAGCTGCGCAGCGCGGTCGACCACGAGGTGAGCGAAAGCGCCGCGTGGACCGGCTCGGCGCTGGCTGCTGAGCGCGAGCGCAACCTCGCCTACTACCACGGCCAGCCTATGGGCAACGAGGTACCGGGCCGCAGCCAGGTGGTGAGCTGGGACGTGTTCGAGGTGGTCGAGAGCGCCCTGCCCTCGCTGCTGGAGCCGTTCTTCGCCGGTGACGACATCTGCGAGTTCAAGCCGACGACCATTGGCGACGAGGCGTACTGCGACCAGGCCACCGACGTCATCAATCACCTGATCAAGGAGAAGAACGACGGCTTCTTGGTCTTCAACACCTGGATCAAGGACGGCTTGCTGTCGAAAGTGGGCATCGTGCGCTCCTGGCAGGACGCCACGCCGGTCATGAAGCGCGAGCGCTACCAGGGGCTGACCGACATGCAGTTGGCCGGCTTGGACCAGAACCCAGCCATTACCCTGCTGACCCACGACGCGAAGGAAGACCCGAGCGCGCCCGGCCAGATGCTGCACGACGTTGAACTGCAGATGGATCACGGCCCTGTCGGCATCCGCATCGAGAACGTCGAGCCGGCATCGTTCATCCTGTCGCGCCACGCCAAGAAGATGGCCGACGTGACCGCCATTGGCGAGCTGCGCCAGTACACGCGCTCCGACCTTGTGGCCATGGGCTTCGAGCGTGCGCGCGTCGATGCGCTGTCGGACTACCAGGCTGCGCACGCCGACTTCGCCATCGACCCGGACCGGCTGATGCAGGCCGACCACGGCGAAGGCGCAAACCAGCAGCTGACCCTGTTCTTCGGCTTCGTGAAGGTCGACTTCGACGGCGACGGCATCGCCGAATGGCGCCGCGTGTTCATGGCCGGGAACGACATCCTCGAAAACGAGGAAGTCGACGACCACGAATACAGCCTGTGGTCCCCGATCCTGTTGCCGCACCGTATCATCGGCATGGCCCTGGCCGACCCGATCGTATCGATCCAGGACACCAAGACCTCGTTGCAACGCCAGTACCTGGATTCGCTGTACCTGGCTAACAACCCGCGCACCTGGGCGGTGCCGACGGCGGTCAGCCTCGACGATCTGCTGTCGAACCGCATCGGCGGCGTGGTGCGAATGAGCGCGCCGAACATGGCCGGTCCGCTGCAGACCACGCTGGTGGCCAACGAGTCGCTGCAAGGCATCGAGCTGACCAACACGGTCCGCGAGGAGCGCGTGGGCATCAGCCGCCTGAACCAGGGCCTCGACGCCGACAGCCTGAACAAGACTGCTGCCGGCGCCCGCATCGCCGACGCCCGCGACCAGCGCCGCCTGCTGATGATGCTGCGCATCTTCGGCGAGACCGGCTGCAAGGACCTGTGCAAGCGCCTGCTGCGCCTGACCTGCGAGTACCAGGACAAGCCCGGCACGATCCGCCTGCGCGATACCTGGGTGGAATACGACCCGCGCAACTGGTCTCCAGATATGGGCGTGACGGTCAACGTGGGCCTCGGCACCGGCGACAAGTCGCAGACGATCCAGTTCCTGAACATGATGGGCGCGTACTTCCAGCAGGCAGCACCGCTGGGCGTGGTCACGCCGGAGAACGTCTACCAGCTGGGCAAGATGCTGCTGAAGGCGGGGAACATCCAGGGCGCGGACCGTCTGCTGACCGACCCGGCCACGACGCCGCCGCAGCCGCCGCAGGAAACGCCCGAGCAGGTGCTGGCCAAGATGGAACTCGAGCTGGAAGACAAACGCCAACAGGGCAAGGCCCGCGACGCCGAGTACAAGCGCGAGACCGACTTGGCCGAGCTGGAGGCGAGCACGAAGCTCAAGCTCATCGACCTGCAGCTGAAGGAAAAGGAAGTCCGGATCAAGGAAATCGAACTGGGCCTCAAGAATACCGAGCTGCAGATGCGCATGGCCGAGGCTGGTACCGCGCAGGTGGACGGCAGCATGCCGAACGCGATGC